TACATGCTGTTGTGGTTGGGATTATATTCACTTAACAGATGAACAATTCGCTAAGTTTATAAAAGATATCACAGAGGGCAGAGAAAAATACCTCAAAGAAAAGGCTCAACCCGTAAAATCTTGATAGAATAGGCAATTATGCACTGGACAAAGGTAGAAGAGTTAAAACCACCATTTGAAATACCAATTTTGGTTAAGTTTAAATCAAAATGGAGAGATTCTGACGGGGTATGTGGTTTGAAGATAGAGAATGACAAACCTTATTATACCTTAAACCCTTGTGGCGTCAGTGGTTATGAATATGAAACGGACTTTGACTATAAGGATATAACCCATTGGGTTGTAATAGATTAATTATGGCTAAGAAAAAGACAGGGCCGAAAGGGCCATCCAAGTGGACTGATGAAGTAATAGAGAATTTAGCGGATAGAATACTCATTACCTTTTATGAAAACTATCAAATAATGATAATGGAACAATTATGCTCAAATTTGAGGATTCCAGTAGAATATATTAGCCGATTTTCAGCCAAAAACAAAAAATTTTGTCAAGCCGTAAAAGAAATCGAACCTGGATTAACCTCAAGACTGTTTGAATCCGGTGCAACAGGAGAGATAAATCCTACAATGGCGATAATGGGATTAAAGAATGCAGGGACTAAGTGGAGAGACAAGACAGAAGTTGATAACACCCACCAATTTCCCTCTGGTATCAAAGTAAATTTTGTGACCTCAGTATCAGATGGAAGTTAGAGCCAATATACCCCAACCTTTTGAATTTCTATTTAAACCGTCACGCTATAAGTGTGTAAAAGGGGGAAGAGGTAAGGGAGCTTCCTGGTCAATCGCTAGAGCGTTATTAATCAAAGCCTTACAATCTAAGACTCGGATTCTCTGTACAAGGGAAGTTCAGAAGTCAATCAGGGAATCGGTTCATAGGCTACTAAAAAACCAAATTCAACTGTTAGGAGTAGAACAGAACTTTACAATCACCCAAAAAGAAATACTCTGCCAGAATGGTTCAGACTTTATATTTGAGGGAATCTATCAGAACGTAGATAGGATTCGCAGTCTGGAAGGTGTTGACATCTGTTGGATTGAGGAAGCCCATAGCCTTACCAAAGAGTCATTTAAGATACTCACTCCCACAATTAGAAAAGAAAATTCAGAGATATGGATGAGTTGGAATCCAAAGTATGAGGATGACTTTGTCAACCAGTTTGCTGCCAATCCGCCACCAGATGCGGTGATAAAACATATCAATTATGATGAAAACCCATATTTCCCTAGTGTACTCCGTAAAGAGATGGAACACGACAAAAACACTGATAGGCTGTTGTATGAGCATATTTGGTTGGGAAAGCCGACAGGGACTGGCAGAAAAGTATGGGGTTTATTTGATAGAGACGTCCATGTCAAAGAGTTTAAAATGGAAGACATAGCCGAGGAAGGCAACTGCTTTATGAGCATGGATCCACACTCTCACTATTATCCCTTTGTAGTCTGGTTTGCTATTATGCCAAAGAACAGACGTAAACGATGGCCCGAAGATTTCCACAAGCATATTTATGCAGAATGGCCTACCTTTGATCAATTAGGTGGCTATTACCATGATATGAGAAAGAAACTATTCTATCAAGGGACAATAGGTGATATGGTAAAGGAATTGTACGCTGCTGATGGTATCGAACATGGGGTGAAAGTATATGACAGGTTCATAGATACTAGATTTGCTAAAGGTTCGGGCTCTTGGAGTTGGTCAACGAAGACTCAAGGCATAGTTTCCGAGTTTGCTAAAAAAGAAAATGGGGGAATGTTACTCCATTTACCGCCTGAAGCTATTATTGATGTGCAAAGAGAAGTTGTTAAAAATGATATGATGTGGAATAAAGCTGCGCCGATAAATGAGTTTAATGAACCTAGCTTCTCAGTCTCCCCGTTGTGTAGGAATACTATAGCCAGTTTATCCAATCACAGACTTGAAGAGGATAGTGAAAAAGAGAACGACAAGTATAAGGAAGCTAGTGACTGCATTCGGATTTGTTACGCTGGGCTCAATAATTTTGAATATGAAGTTCCGGTAGCAGGTGGAACTGAGGAAGAATACTACAGACCAAGAGCACAAGGGCGAACTGGATGGATGGGGTGATTACAGAATTTACAGCTTTTATAGAATTTACAGGCTTTATCTAATTTATAGAATTTACAGAAATTTCTTGTGAATTATACTTTTGTAAGTTATACTAATACTGTATGGACGGTATTAGGGAATACTCCGAATCAATCACAGACGCTGAAATTCTTGACGATGCTTATAAATATTTTGAGCAGATTCAGGATGATGAGAATGAAATGCGTGAACTCATGGCGCGGGACGCTGAGTTTATTGAAGACCATTGGGATGAGAAGATAAGGAAGCAGAGGAGTTTAGAACTAAGACCAGCTTTACAAGTCCCGCGCCTCAATCAGTTTCTGAACCAAGTTAAGAATGAGCAACGACAAAACAAACCCGCTATAAAAGTTTCCCCCGTTGATGATGGGGCTGATATTAAGGCAGCTGAAAACAGACAGGGAGTAATTAGGCACATTCAATATGATTCGTGTGCTACTGACGCTTATCAGATGGCTTATGATTATGCTGTAGATTTGGGTAGGGGTTTCTTTAGGATTCGCACGGATTACGTTTCTGACAAAACGTTTGACCAAAAGATAATTATTGACGCTATTCCCAGACCTCTTCAGGTTTATATGGGACGGCATGAAAAGCAGGATTACTCAGATAGTAAGCAAGGGTTTATCTTAGAGGATATTACCAAAGAAGTTTTCAAAGCTCGTTGGCCGAAAGCTGACCCTTCCCATTGGGATACCGGACAAACTGATCGTTGGATGAGAGAAAAAGATTTGAGCATAGCAGAGTTTTATTGTGTGTGGACAAAGAAACGTACTCTAGTGGGTTTGCCTGATGGAACAGCTGGGTATTTAGATGAATTGGAAGGTGATAATAAGACTGATGCTGAACAACTGATAAAACGCGAGGAAGCTTCTACCAGAGAAGTCTTAGAACCATATATTATGTGGTATAAGATGACACGCAGAGAGATTTTAGATAGAAAGCATATTCCAGGTAAGTTTATCCCAATTATTCCAGTGATTGGAATCGAGAAGTATATTAACGGCAGGCTTTTTATTAAGGGAATGGTTCGGGACTCAAAGGATATTCAGAGGATGCTAGATTATTGGGTATCCTCGGAAGCCGAACACCTCACACTTTCAATTAAAGCCCAATGGATTGTCGCTAAAGGACAGTTTGAGAACTACAAAGGGTATTGGGAGAATGCTAATACTGAAAACTATGCTTTCTTACCTTATCAACCTACTTCACACGATGGGAAGTTAGTTCCGCCACCTCAAAAACAGATGCCACCACCTGTTCCAATGGGATTTGTTCAAGCTAAAGCTGGGTGTGTGGATGATATGAAAGCTGTGACTGGAATATGGGACGCTGGACTCGGTAATAGAAGTAATGAGACGTCAGGCAGGGCAATTCTAGCAAGACAGAGAGAGTCGGACACTGCAAATTATCACTATTTGGACAATTTAAGGATGGCTTTAACTCATGCTGGCAAGATTATTAATGACTGGCTTCCCACTTATTATGATGGCAATAGAATTGTAAGGATAATGGGTGCTGAGGATGAGGAAAAGGAGCTTGAATTAGGTGGCAGAGATGAAGAAGGGAAGGAAATTACTTTAGGTTCAGGGACTTATGATGTAACGGTGACTATGGGAGCTAGTTTCAATACTAAGAGACAGGAAGCTGTTGAGTCAATGATGGAGTTTCTCAGAGTCGTTCCGAGTGCTACACCTTTAGTATATGACCTTTTTGTTAAAAATATGGATTGGCCTGGAGCACAGGAAATTAGTGAGAGACTAAGAAAAACTGTACCTCCTGAGTTGCTTGAGAACGAATCTAGTGAGGCACAATTAGCTCAAATGTATCAAAAAGCTATGCAACAAAACCAACAGAGTCAACAGGTTATTGAAGAGATGAGCCAGCAGCTTGAGCAGGTAATGGAAGAATTGAGTGGTAAGAAATTAGATGCACAGACTAAGATACAGGTCGAGAACATCAAGGCAAAAGCCAAGCTTACTGACAGAGAAATGCAGATTTTAGCAGACCAAGACCAATCAATCAGAGAATCCAAACAGAAAATGTGGGAAACTCTGCAACAATCACCCAATGGAGTGCAAGATGACAGAAGAACAACCCCAGCCTGAAGAGACAGAAGGGCAGGGCACAGATGAGCAGGTAGCAGATGTGCAGGGCACAGATGAGCAACCCCAAGAGGACGTACAGGAACAGCTGAAACCTAAGAAGACAATCGATGAAAGGGTAGCTGAACTTAAGAAGCAGACATGGGAAGCAAGAGAAGCACAGAGGCAATTGGCGTCTGATAGAGAAGCTCTTGAAGCGGAAAAAACAAAGATAGCAGAGCAGAAACAAAACTCATTAGTAGAACCGAATGAAGATAATTACGATGATTACAATAAATTTAAAGCAGATTCTAAGAATTATTACGCTCAGAAAGCTGCTTTTGATGCTGAGGAATTGTCAAAAAACCATATAGCACAGGAAAGGCAGAATCAGCAGGCTGTTACACTTCAGAGAGAATGGGAATACAAGAAAGCTCAAGCAAGTGAAAAAGACCCAAATTTTATTGTAAATGAAAATAAAGTAGATATGGCTTTTAGAACATATAGAACACATCCGATAGTAGCACAGTCATTGATAAAATCAGACATGTCAACCGAGTTAATTACCTTTTTAGGTAACAATATCGAGACTGCTGAACGTATCGCCACTATGCCAGCTCAGGATGCTTTAGTTGAGTTAGGAATGCTTAAAGCAACACTATCAACTAAACCTACAAAAAAAATCACCAACGCTCCCGCGCCGATAAATCCGGTGACAGGTGGTGGCGGTGCGCCTCAAGATTTGAATAGGAAATCTTTTGCAGATTTTGAGGCCCAGAGAAATAAAGAACTATCAGGTCAATAGAATTTTAATACCCTTCGCCTCAGTGCGCTTCTAAGACCTTTAAACATAAACTTAAAAGGAGTCAAACATGGCTAATACCAACTTGACTGCTGACCTAGTTTTAAAAGAGGCAAAGCGAATATTTAAAAACAATTGCCCCTTTATTACTTCGATGCAGCGGTCTTATGATGATTCTTTTCAGGCACATGGTGCTATGGCTGGTGAGTCCATTAGGATTCGTAAGCCAATGAAATACACCACTCGTTCTGGAAAGACAATGAGTGTTCAAAATAATACCGAAACAGCGGCTACTCTCACAAAGAGTACCTGGAGAGGTGTTGATTTGAAGTTCTCACAAAAAGAGCTTTCTCTCGATTTAAATAGATTCTCAGAATTGTATATCGCTCCAGCGATGGCCGTTCTTGCGTCTACTGTCGAGCAGATTTGCATGACAGCTGCCTACCAGCAGAGTCATCAAGCTATCACGTTACCTGTCACAGCATTTGATAGAGCAGATATAATTTTAGCACGAACAATGCTAAATGAAATGTCTACTCCACAGTCTGACAGGTATGCAATAATCAATCCTGATACAGAGGGTGATATCCTGAATGCAAATTCTGGGTTATTCAATCCTCAGCAGATAATTTCCCGGCAGTACACTGAAGGTGAGATTGGAAAAGCGTATGGGTTTGACTTTGCACAAACACCTAATGTTCCGAGTTTAACAATTTCAGCAGATACAAGCGGTACTGTTAATGGTGCTGGTCAGACTGGTTCGACTCTTACTGTCACAGGTTTGACTGCTGCTTTTACTGAAGGTATGAAATTTACTATCGGTGATGACGTGTTCGCATTGAATCCTGTTACTCAAGCTTCTACCGGACGATTGCAGGTTTTTACTGTTGGTTCAGGTGCTACTACAACAAGCATTCCAATCACACCAGCTATTACTGTAACGGGCAATCAGAAGACTGTTTCTGCTACACCTGATAACAGTGACACGCTTAATGTTGTTGGAACGGCAACTGTTGCATACCCTCAGAATCTATTCTATAACAAAATGGCTCACGCTTTTGGAACTGCTGACCTTGAAATGCCTAAAGGCTTAGACTTTGCTGCTAGGAACACCGAGGACAATCTTTCCATGAGTATCATGAGGGATTTTGACATCATTAACGCGGATACCTATTGTCGTATCGATATACTTTTTGGGTTTGTTACAGTATCTCCCGAATGGTCTGTTGTCGGCTATGGTGTGTAAAGGAGGTAAATAATGGCTAATGAAGCAACCACTCAGCAATTACATGACGGTGGAACCAGTGGGTGTAGAATAGGTGTGGACGGTGATAAATTGTCATTTTTTGACATTACCACACCTACATCTCAACAAACAGCGGTTACAACGGTAGATACTACTACAATCACAACCGTAGATACTACTACCATCACAACTGTTGACACTACTACCATCACAACTGTGGATACGACTACGATCACAGCTGTACAAGTAGCAACCGCTACCACTACAGAATTGATTGCAGCTTGCAATTCACTTATCACTGATAGCCAGTTACAGGCTGAAACCATCAATAAACTGGTGGCTGATAGTCAGTTACAGGCCGAAGGTATCAACAAGATAATTGCTGATACCCAGTTACTCGGTGAAGGTGTTAATAAAATATTAGCAGACACACGCTCAAGTTCAGTGGCTACGAATGCTATTATCAGTAAACTTCAGGCTTATGGTCTGTTAGCGTAATAACCAGGTGGGGAGGGGTAAAACTCTCCTCGCCATAAAAAAAGGAATAAAAAATGGGATCAACCTATAAATCAGTAAGAACGACACAACCGAAACAATCGGTTTTTTTAGCTACGCCAGCCAAAGAGAGAATAAAGCCAGGATATGCTTTTAGTCTTGCTCAAACCACTTCAGAATTAACCCATTTGGGAATACCTTTCCAGATTGCAATTATGGAAGACAATTGCCATGTTGACGATGGAAGGAACTCGCTGGTAAAAGATTTTCTGTATGAAACCCAATGTACAGACTTAATTTTTATTGATGCTGACTTGAGATGGGATCCAAAAATGATATTAAGACTGTTATCACATGAAAGTGAAGATATTATAGCGGGAGCTTATCCATTTAAATCTTATCCCATTCACTTTCCAGTGGGGAAATTGCTACACAATGAAGATGAGGCAGAAGCTAAGCAAGGATTATTTTCGGTGTCCTATGCTCCCACGGGGTTTATGAGAATCCCTCGAAGCGTGTTTGAGAAGATGAAAGATAACCAGACCAAAAGAGGGGGGAAAAAACCTACCATCAGGTTTTTTGAAAGACGCTATACAGTAAATACATATGACGGTGGTGATGTGACTTTTTGTAGGAAATGGATAGCAGCGGGTGGCAATGTGTTGATAGATTCAAAATTAAAATTAGAACACATAGGCGAATGGCGGTGGGCTGGGTGTTTCCTTGACCATATTGGTAAGCCTAAGAATATGGAATTGCATACTTTAAATTCAAAAGACCCTGTACCTGAATATAAACCTGATGAATACCCAAAGGGAAGTGTTATAGACGCTATTCAAGCTTTAGAAGACGGGCAACAGGCAACGGAGGATTTTAAGATAATAGCTGATAAATGGGGGAACAAACCTTGGGCAGCTACCGCTGAATATGGTGAGATTGCTTATCGCATGGCTGAAAATTTAGAGCCAGGTTCTATTATTGTTGAATGTGGGTCAGGGTTTACTTCTATTGTCTTAGCTATCATAGCTAGAAAGAAAGGGTTGAAACATATCATTCTAGAAAATAACCCTGTTTGGATCCAAAGGTTTAATAGATGTTTTGAGATGTTGTCAATAGATAGGAAGGTAACAAAAACAGAATATATTCCTGCCAAACGGTGGTATAACTGTGAGTTTGAACACGTCGATTTATTGGTAGTTGATGGTCCAGATAGAAGCATGGGAGCAGATAGAGAATACCCACTAAAACAAGCATGGGCAAATGGTGCAGGGGCTTTATTGGATGATACTAAATCAGTTAGCGGTGTAGTTGGCAAATGGATTCCGATGGAATTAGGTGGCAAACTAGCTTGTGCTGGAAGAATTGAACATAAAATTTTAAAGAGAGTTGGATAAATGAAAGTTCTGGCATTTAAAATAGTCTCATTCGATCCCTTGAGATGTTTTATTTGTCAGGGCGTTAAATAAAGGAGGCGTTAGTGAAATATCCTAAGAAAATGTACAAAGGTGAAGAAAGGCTCAGAGTCTTTGATGCTTATGAGGAAGAAAAAGCACTTAAAAACGAATGGATGAGCGGTGAAGAATATGTTTCCTTGTTGAAAGGTGGTGTAAAAGAGGTTACCAAAGACGATAATGTGCTTGAAAGTATCCCAGAACTTAAGCCTAAAGTTAACCTCAATGATGAGTATGAAAAAGCTACTGGTAAGAGGGCAATAGTAGACAGAGGTTCGCACAAAGGCAAAGAAACAAACGCTTTTAAAAAGTGGAAAAAGGGGAAATAGTATGAGTAGCATGAGCGACCGGATGCGAGGGTATCAACCTGAAGTCAACCGACAAGGTATGAACGCTATCCGAGATATGTATGGTTTGTCACAATAGCCACAAGGAAGCAATACACCTAGATTTAGACCACCAATGCCATTTGGAGGTGGCTCAAGTCAATGGGCACCACAGGGTAGGGGCTTCGGTGGTATGCAAAGGCCAGGTGGCATGCCTCCCTGGATGGGTGGAACGCAGAGGCAACAGCCAATGCAATACGGTGGATTTGGTGGTCTGCAGATGCCTCCCTGGATGGGTGGGCTTGGTAGTTATGGAATGAGGATGCCCAGGGGTGGCATGGGTAGGTATTAACATGGGTACAGCTAACCAAATTATAACAGATGCCCTTAAGCTAATTGGCGTTTACCAGAAAGGTGAAGCTATAGACGGGGACGAAGCAGCTGATGGACTCAGAGCTTTAAATTTAATGATTGACTCATGGGCTAATGAATCGCTTATGTTATTTCAGTTTGTCCAGAGAAGTCTGGCATTGACAGCAGGTGATCCGAGTTACACAATCGGCTCAGGAGGAGATATTGCTGTTACCCGTCCGGTGAAAATTCACCATGCTTTTGTAAGAGATTCCAGCAATAATGATTCTGATTTGTACATCATAAACAATGCTGATTACAGCAGTATCCCCTTGAAAACAAATGGAAACGCTTACCCGACAGCGCTATATTATAGACCAAATTTTCCTCTGGGCGCTATTACCCTCTATCCAGAGCCGTCAGCCAGTTTAACTCTCTATTTGGAATGTTGGGATCAGCTCACACAGTTTGCTTCATTGACAACGAGTGCCAGCTTTCCACCAGGATATGAAAGGGCGTTAATATATAACTTGCCTATTGAAATAGCATCTATGTATGGGAAAAGTGTTTTGCCTGAAGTTATCAAAATAGCTAACGATGCAAAGTCAAGGATAAAAGACGTTAATGACAAAGACATACCGATATTACGCAGTGAACTTTTAGTGGGGCGGGGAGTTTCTAAGAGTAACTACTTCCCATTCAGATAATGCAATTTCCCTTCGTTGGCCCCAGCTTCATAGCCCGTTCGAGGAACATCAGTTTCGATGAGTGCATCAACTATTATCCTGAGATAAGCGAACAACAGACAGCGAAGAATGTCCGATCACTTATTGGCACACCTGGAACTGAGTTATGGGTTACCCCTACCACTTCAGCAGAGGGAAGAGGGACTTACCAACCAGCAGGGACATATAACAATACTGTTTGGGCAGTAGTGGGGAATACACTCTATAAATATGATGCTATTGCTGGAACTGAGACAAGCATAGGAACTATTGGTACTTCCACAGGACAATTACATTTTGCAGATTCAGGGAGTTCACAGACCAATAAACACCTATTATTTGTGGATGGTGTCAACGCTTATTATGTTGATATGGCAACTAATACTCTTACCCAACTTACTAACGCCACTCATGGAATCGCAAGTGGGATTACTCCTAACTGGTGTACCTTTTTAGACGGATATTTTATTATTAATGATACTGGAAGTTTAACTTGTTACCGCTCAAATCAATGGGACGCTTCAACATGGGTTTCTACCAATCAATTTACTGTTGAAAGTACGCCTGATAACTGTAATGCCGTTATCGTCCATGACGGTAATACATGGGCCTTCGGACAAAGTTCACATGAGGTTTTTTATAATTCAGGTGGTTCTCAGTTATTTCTTAGAGTGCCGGGTTCGCCTTCCGATGTTGGATTAATCGCACCTCATTCATTGGCTTATAACGGTTCTAGCTTATTTTGGGTAGGTGCTAACAGATACGGTACAAGTGCTATCTATATGAGTGAGGGATTCGATGGTAGACCTATAAGTACTTTCAGCATAGAGAATGATTTAGAAGGGTATAATATTACTGATGCAGTAGGCTCATGTTACAGTCAGGAAGGGCATAATTTTTATATGATTGCCTTCCCCACAGGTAATAAAACTTGGGTATATGATATCTCAACGGGATACTGGCACAGAAGAACTTATCTAAATAATGGTAGTGAAGATATGCATAGGGCGATAAGGACTATTAATGTAAATGCGCCAAATACTCAGGGTTTTGTACTAATGCAGGACTGGGAGTCTGGATTACTCTATAAAGCTAAATTAGATGTCTACACGGATAACGGTGCTGAAATAAGAAGAGTAAGAAGTTGCCCTACCATCCATAAAGACAGAGAAAAGCTTTCTTTTGGTTCATTTCAAGTGGACATGGAAACGGGTGTGGGATTGACATCGGGACAAGGCAGTGATCCGAAAGGTGTCATCCAAATTAGTAATGATTCAGGCCATACTTTTGGAAATCAAATTGATGTTAGTCTAGGAAAAATTGGTAAATATACCCATCGAGTGAAAATAAACCGATTGGGTCAATCTTATGATAGGGTGTTTAGGTTTATATGTAGTGAACCTATCAAACAAGTTATAGTAGGTGGTTATGCGGAGGCTAGTCTAGATGGCAGTTGATGAAGAACTAGCTCCTTTACAACATCCTATTGCCGATAGGAATGGATTTATAAAGAGTAATGTATGGTGGTTATGGTTTACAAGGCTTTCGAAGAAGCTTGTTAATGTTATAACCGGAACTGGTACGTCTGGAACTATACCTAAGTGGTCAGGTACTAATACCCTCACTGATTCGGTATATACCGAAACTCAGCTTAGAGCAAGACTCAGAGATTATGATGAGGAAGCTTATACGGAGGATACAAAAGAGAATGTAACACAGGTTTTATATAAAAGAAGCTCTGTAACCCAATTAACCGAGGCAAGGACATATAATATATACGACCATATCGCTACAGCAGTGTTCACGGGTGATTTAACTGAGACATGGACTTATAGTTATGCTTCAAACAATTTCACAGTAACAGGGGTGGTGGTAACATGAACGAAGTGACCGCAATAGATTTAAAGCTTATTCCAGTGTGGGCTTTAGTTGGGCTTTTGTTTTTTAGAGAGGTATCGAACTTTGTCAAGTCGGTAATGAGGAATAAACCAACCGGTGACAGCGGTACTCTCACTAATTTTT